CCAGGGAACTCTACGGTCTGATGTGCCAAAACCGCAACACCGCCATAGGCTTGCCGGATCAGGCCATACTTTTCAGCTAACTTCATAACCTCATCCCATTGCCGGTCTTCGTCAGATTCTTCCTGATGAATAGCCAAGACCTCACCGACCTCTCCGATAAAGCCTTTCCCGTAAAACATCGTTTCCCCGACTTGGTGCATAGCGCCAAAACTAGCTTGAGGGCCAGGTATCATGGGTGCGGATTCGAACTCCTTCATCGCAATAGCGAACCCGCCTATCCGGTAATATCTCGCATTCAATTTACAGTTAGCATCGTCCCATCTATAAACGAGCGTTCGCTTACCCTGGGTCCTCATTATCTTAGTGTCATTGTCCGACATCGTTTTTCGAACATCTTGTGCCATCTTCCTTTTCCTCCTATGCAAATACCGAACTCAACTGCCCTTGATACTTCTTACATATCCGTTTGCCTAAAGCAGCCTGTTTCGGAGTCAACGTCGGCCTTGAGGCCAAATCGCGTCCTATCGGAGCATCGTACTTGTTAAATCCTATTCCGTCCATTGCATGAGCGCCGTCGCACCGCATCGCCAGAAAACGGAGATTTGCGTGAATTTCGGCGATTTCGATTCCGGTCATCTTCTCGGCTTCTTCCGCGATATCCTTCCGACTGGTGCTGCTGGTAGCTGTCTTCGTGATTACTGTCGGAGCTATCGGTGTCCGTTTGATTTCGATCTCATCGTCAAGCGCTTTATCGATCACAGCCTGCTTCTCGACAACCCTGTGAGAGATCGTTGCGTCGAGCGATTCTTCGAGTACGATATGCTGAACCAGCACCGATTCCTCCTGCCCGATTCGGTGGCACCGGTCTTCGGCTTGACTGAGATTACCTGGCACCCAATCAAGTTCGGCGAAAACAACATGGCTTGAAGCCGTCAGAGTGATACCCACTCCTGCAGCACCAATCGAACCAACGAACAGCTTGCAACTCGGATCACCTTGGAACCGATCTACCGACTCCTGCCGGTCAGCCATCTTATCTCGGCCATCAAGCCTTACAGCTTGTCCTTCGAAGGCTTCCATGATTGCATCGGTCACGTCATGGTGATGGGCAAAGACAACAATCTTCCCGGAACTGTCAATGGCTTCCCTCAGATGCTCTATCACATACGGAACTTTGGCTATTGCCACATTGTACTGAGCTTTGGCCATATCATTGAAAGCAGCGGTGATGCCGGATTTGAGGGCTTGAACCGCTTCCTTGTAGTCTTGAGGGTCATCACTGGCTTTTGCAAGTTCAACGGCGACTTGAAGCTGTTGAACGACCTCCTTCTGCCGTTCCCATGCTTGGCGCTCTTCCGTGATTACCTGGGAGCAACCGTTGGCCGGCAATTCGATTACCTGCCGTCGTTTCGGTGGAAGATCCGCCATGACGTCTTTCTTTAACCGGCGCACCATAAAGGTTGACCTCAACTTCTCCTGCAGCTCCGGAAGATTGCTTGCGCCTTTTACGTCCCATCCATATCTGGTCTGACAGCCGTCACAATATCTTTCTACGTAGAATTTCCAGTTGGTGAAGACCTCTGCCGACTTCAACATCGGCCACATTTCGATCGGGCGATTGACTATCGGTGTTCCGGTAAGGAAAACCCGTCTTTTTGCCGGTATCGGCTCGACCTGATCCTCGACTTTCCGAGCCCATCGACCGAAGACATTGACTGTCCGGAGGGTCTTCGGGTTCTTCAACAGATGTACTTCATCGCAAATCATCATGTCCCACTGTTGGGCTCTGAGAACATCGTGGTATTTTTCGAGAATGTCATAATTGATAATTACCATCTCTGCCCAATGAGGCCATCCGTTCTTACTATCGGCAATACCAATCGTCATCGGCCTGACCAGCCACTTCTCCGCTTCTCTTTGCCAGTTCAATCGAAGGGAGGCAGGGCAGATAACCAAGACTCTTTTTACTGTCTCGTCAACATTGATAAGCCCCAGCGCCTGAATCGTTTTTCCGAGTCCCATCTCGTCACCGATAAGGACGTTGGTAAGCGGTATTCCAAAAGCTATCCCCGCCTTCTGGAAGGGCATGTACTCCAGCCCTTCAGGTGCAGGGATGTCAATATCAACGACCGTCGCCTTACTCGCTTCGATCGTGGCTTTTAGCTCGGTCTCCCTCTGTTCCAGCACGGCGCGGGTTTCAGGGATTGCGTAGTCGATCAAGCGGATTGCTTGCTGAGGGTCATCTGTCCACCAGGTCTTTGGTTGCCCACAATCATTACCGTGAGGGTCCCACCTGAATCGGGCTTCTTTCGGAATAAACCGTTCCTCGAATCCGCCTTCCCAAAGGAACTTACCATCTACGTGAGTAAGAACCATCGTTTTCTCCTTCGTGTTTGGTATATTTCCTATGTTTTAAGTCTAATATATGTTAGTTCTTATGTCAAGGTTTTATAGCAAAATTGAACACGATAGTTGTCATAGTTTACTACGTAATAACCAATGGCTGAAGAGGGTACGGGGACGGTTCTACTATTTCGGAACTTTCACTTTAGCCCTGACAGCGCACCTGCAGGCTACCCACTCCGAGATATCTCCGGACTTGTCGCCAGGATGTAATAGCCCTGTCGTCGGGAATCGGTCTCCGCGCTTGATTACTTTTGCGTGTTCCAGCAGGTGACTATACCGCGTCCGACCGTCTTTCGTGGCCAACCACTGAATATTCTGAATATCAGCCTCATCGTAAGTCATCATCGCACCCTGGTTCTGAGCACTGCCGATTTCCGTCCGGCTGATGAATTCGAGTCGTTGATGCTTCAGCTCGTAGAACTTCTGATCGAGTAATCTGGCCACCTGGTCGCCACTGAGCCCTCGATCATACCCGCGTCTGAGGATGGTATCAATATCGCTAATCATACGGTTCATTGTTGCTTCTGATGCCACAAACGACTGTTCCTGGAGGATCCTCTGGACAGCCGGATTCTTCAAATCCCAATTCATCGTGACTCCGATCAATTCTTTCACCTCGGTCGCTCCGCGCATGAATCCCATTTCCATGCCGATGCCCATGTGCGTGCTGTATGCCTCTTCCAAGCTGGTAGCCCTCTTCATCAGATCCGCTTCGAAATACCCGAACAGATTCTCTGGAGAGAGGATTCGATCCTTCCGGTGGACATGCTGCAAGAGAACAGTCCCGAGACCTTCCAGCCCCTTCCGCATTTCCGCAATGAACGCTTTTTCGAGCTTGAGCTGTTTCTTCGGTACCGAGTAGAATGCCGGCATCTCGCCGGTCTGCTGCAGCACATGGATAGCGATACGTTGGTCCTGAGCGTCAATAATCGTGTTGTTCATTTAGGTACAGTCCTCCGATCATAAATCTTCTGCAGGTCACCACGGATATGGACTCGGCGAAGAGCCGTCATCAATATTGGTCTCTCATTCATTCCGACTATAGGCTGCAGAAAAGGTTCTGCTTCCTGGATTACCCGAATCAACGTCGGATAGAGGTACAACAACCCCCACTGTGCGGGTAACCACTCTGGATGTATCACATCCGGAGGGCAAGCATAGTATCGATAATTACCGACACCCGTCATCGGGTTCTGTCGGAACGGTTTCTTTTGATCCGACATAAAATCAGTCTTCGATATCTTTGCCTCCACAAGAATCGATACTTGATCAGTGCAACGCCAGCCTATGTTATCCGGTATTTCACCAGAATCGGTAAAACTGCGTAATTCCACAAACGAAAACGAGCATCGCTTTGTCTTAATCAACCATTGTTCAATTCTTTTCGTTACTTCCTCGTGCGTCATCGTCTCCATCCTCCCGTTTTCAGTTTACCTCATTGCCAAATCTACAGTACGAATATTCGGCTATGAATCCTCTTCTTCTTTACCTTCGTCGGCATTCTGCCGGCCAGCGATTTCCCGAGCTCGTTCCTCTGTCTCCATTCCGAGCTTACTGACAGGAGCGCCGTTCAGGTAATACATGTCCATCGCCGGGTCTTCCGACTTCTCGTACCCGAGGGCTTCCTGGACTTGATTCGGTGTTCTTATGGCTTTGTCGATCATCTTCCCGTACATTTCCGAATCTTCCCTGATATCGGAGATATCCAGCTCTTGCAACCGGAACCGCCAATCAGTGATGCCAAAGCCTTCGCGAACAACAAAGAGGTTGATCTTATCCTCAATCATTTGCCGGCGAGGATCTATTTCTTGAAACTTGTAAATCTCATTCGAGTACCGAGCAGTGCTGGAGTTCAAATCCCCTTTCTCTGCAATCCCAAGGCGATATAGGGGAACAGCATGCGCAGCCAAGATTTCGTTCCTAACGTCCATCCGGTAGAGTCTAAAATGAGCTTCTTTGATATCGACCGCTAACTTCTCGAACCGGATCTTAACCCCTTCCTTCTGATGGGCTTCCTTCGGTGGCACTGTCATGATCAGCGTGGAATGCGGATTGTCTTTGATCTTATGCTCGAAGTAATCCTTGATCGTTGCCTCGACTTCCGGATCCAGATCCCCACCTTCTACAATCACCGCGAACTGTGGTACCGCGTGGTTTTCGAAAAATGAGATGTTGTAATCCCTCTGATTCATATCTCCCAGGATCGCTCCGAGCGCTGGCCAAATCTGAGGCAGGCCGTACAGTTCCGACCTGGGAGTATAGTTCTTCCAATAGATGATTTCCGTGGCCGACTTCGTGAAATCAATACTTTTATCGAACTCGCCAGTTTCTTTATCCATTACTTCTTTGACACCAGCACGTTTGAACCAGACCTCTTTTGTCCCGACTTTTTGCACCAGCCTTTTCTTATCCTTATGTCGGTACACGGTATCACCTGGGATATGAGCCAGTCCAACCGGATCTCCTTCATTCCGATCAGCCCTGATTAGTTCCATGCTCATTACCCCTATGGAATCGTAATCGATCAGAAGTTCATCAATAGTATTCAACAGGGTATCACCGTCTTCGATCGCAGCTTCCTCGAAAAACTTCCATAGCTTGTTGTAATTCTCTTCAGATCCGGTAGCGTTCCCCTCATCGTCCGTGTCGGATTCAAGGAACCAACCGTGACCGATCGTGTCCTGAGCCTTGACCCTCACGCACTTGCTATGCCAGGTATTTGCGTCCAGCAGATTGACAAGGGAAGCATAATTCACTGGAGGCATAACAATACCTTTACGTCCCAACTCTCTCGATGCAGTCTTCGATAATGCCCGACTTTTGACTTCCGATGATTCATCTTCTCGTTTCAGCCGATATCGTTCGAGGGTGTCTGCTGAAAGCAGCTCCCCGTCTCCTAGAATATAGGCTTTAACCTTGGTCTTCGATTGTTTTTCCTCTTTACTCTTTGCCATATCGTTTCTCCTTTTTGATTTCATCGTTTAATCATCGAATGACTTCACGACTGATTTATTTATCATCTACCTTCTATCGATTAGGCGATTCTTCCCGGTTCTGGTGCTGGCGGTTTTGGAACAATCGGCGGTGGAGGATCAGGGCGAGGCCAGTCAACACCGGACCTCCTCAACCCACACCATCGGCATACTGATGGGCCTGCTACTCCCCTATAGCTAACACCACCTCTCAAACCTTCCGAGCCTACCATTCGATGCCCAAACAACCTACATTTCCATGTTGGTTCCGGATCTTTAGGTTCGTACAAACTGCATTCACCTTTAGGATTAAGACTTGCGCATGATGGGGGATAATTCGTTACATAATCCGTAATTCCTCTTTT